ACGGCTTGTTTATACCCGAAAACGTCAGCCTCAGCCATGATTAGTGATGATCAGGTCATGATTGACCCAATGCCGGTTGATCTAGGCTCAGATCGGCTCACATCGGTTTTTTCGCCTATGTTTACTCCCCGAATCCACTCTCCGCTCAATGATTTGCCTTCACGCGGCTTTGAGCTGATTGATTTTGCCGAACAAATCATCCCCGGCGGCTTTATGCCGTGGCAAAAGTGGCTGGCTGAGCATAGTCTCAAGGTAAAGCCGGATGGCAGGTATCATCATCCCATCACGGTTGCCACCGTTGCCCGGCAAAATGGAAAAAGCACTTACATGATGGCGCGAATACTCATGGGGCTTTTCCATTGGCAAGAATCGTTGCAGGTTTCGTCAGCTCACAGATTGGTTACATCGCTGGAGCAATTTCGTGCGATCGTGCAAATTATTGAAAGCCATGAGGATTTGGCTAAGCGTGTCAAGCGTATTCGCTGGCAACATGGTGCTGAGGAGATTGAAACGCTTGACAATTGCCGGTTTATTATCAAAGCCGGTGGATCGGCAGCCCGTGGATTGTCGAAGCCCGAAACCATCCACATGGATGAAATCCGAGAGATGCACGACATGGAAACATTTGCCGCCATGCGATACACATTGATGGCCGCCAAAAATCCACAGGTCAATTGCTTTTCTACGGCCGGTGATTCTCACAGCATTGTGCTGAATCAATTGCGTGAAAGAGGATTGGCGGCAGCTAGTGGGGCAACCGATGATGTGGGTTATTTTGAATGGTCGGCACCGACTGATGAGATAACACTAGAAAATGCAGCTTTTGCCAATCCCGGCCTCAACATAACAATTCACCCAGACAACATTCGCGCCGTTTTCAATGATCCTCCAGATGTAGTAATGACTGAGGTATTAAACAGATGGGTTACGACAATTTCAGCTGTTATTGGCACCAAAGAGTGGCAAGCCTGTGGCGATGAAACAATTGATCTTGATGAGGACAAGCTGACATGGATGGCGATTGACATTTCACCGGATCGCCGCAATGCCGCACTTGTGGCCGCCCAAAAGCTTGGATCGGAATCATTTGTTGTAAAGCTGTTGCACACATGGGAAAACACAATCCAGCTTGATGATCGGGCCATTGCCAATGATGCAGCCGCCTATTGCCGCAAATACCCCATTGAATACTTGCTTTACAGCCGAAGGACGACTGGGGCGATTGCAGCGCGTATGTTGCCAGCTGGCATCCCAATTTTTGACATGGATAGTTCCTACCCCCAAGCTTGCGATGAATTGTTGGGTGCCATCAACAGCGGTCGTTTAAAGCATCGCAATCAAGCTGCATTGACCGAGCAAATGCTTTCAGCGGTGCAATTGCGGCGTGGAGACGGAGGCTGGGTTATAGGAAGGCGTGCGAGCGGTACGGCCGTGGCCGCTGCCGTAGCAGCCGCGCTTTGTTCTCACTTCGCGACACGCCCAGAAACAGAAATTGACATTTTAGTGGGTTGATCCTTGACATTTTGAGAAAATGGGTGCATGGGATTATTTGACCGAAAGCGCACCATTGAAACTGTTGCGCCGATGCGCGGTGCTGATGTAGCTGCACAAATTGGGCCAGCTCCGACACTTGATGCATTTTTTCCATTTGGTGGAGCTGATTATTTAGCAAGTCGCGAAGAAGCAATGAGTGTGCCGGCAATTGCTCGCGCACGAAACATGATCTGTAATTCAATTGCCACAATTCCATTGGTAACAAGAGACAAAGACACAGGATCAATTGTTGAACAACCTGTTGTAATCAATGAACCAGATAAGCGCGTTCCCGGTGCTGCATCGTGGTGTTGGGCGGCCGAGGATTTATTATTCACAGGATTTTCCTATTTTTCCATACAATCTGTTTTTGCAGACACAGGCCGCGTTCGTGAAATGTGGCGTGTTGCACCAAATCGTGTTGGCGTATTTTTAAATTCCATTGGCACGCAAATTGAGTATTACACAGTTGATGGATCGCGTGTGCCAGATTTTGGTGTCGGATCGCTTGTTGTGTTTTACGGCAATGATGAAGGATTGTTGAATCGCGCAGGTCGCACAATTCGCGCAGGTGCAGAGCTTGAAAGAGCCGCCGCAATGTACGCGCGCGAACCGGTGCCATCAATGGTTTTAAAATCTAACGGAACAGCATTGCCAGCTGATCGCATTGCCAAATTGCTTGATGCATGGGGCGCAGCTCGTAGAAATCGCGGCACCGCTTTTCTTAATGCTGACATTACAATGGAAACTGTAGGTTTTACACCGGAGCAAATTGGCCTAAATGCTGCACGCGAGATAATTGCCACCGAACTGGCCAGAGCCGTGGGAATTCCGGCCTACTTTATTGATGCGCCGACTGGATCATCCATGACCTATCAAAACGCCCAGACGGCGCGTCAAACCTTGTTGGACTTTTCGTTATTGCCGCTGATGAACAGCATTGCTGGCCGTTTATCCATGCCAGACTTCACGCCACAAACACAGCGCGTTGAATTTGATTTGAAGGCTTACCTACGCGGATCAGAAAAAGAGCGTGCAGAGATTTACAAGATTTTATTTGACATCGGTGCAATTACCACCGAGGAAATTAGACAAATGGAGGAAATGATCTCATGAAGCTAACAACACCAATGCAAATCACGGCAGCTGATTCGGACTCACGGACAATCACCGGCCGCATTGTTGCGTTCAATGAGCAAGCAAATGCATCGACAGGCAAGGTTGTTTTTGCTCGCGGATCGATTCAACCAGGTGATGTGTTCCTTAACCTTGAGCATGACATCACACGCAGAATTGGAAAGAGCATTGCCATGAGTGTCAATGACAAAGAAATGACAGCGACTTTCAAGATTGCAAACACTACAGCCGGCAATGATGCATTGATCGAAGCAATGGAAGGCTTGCGAGATGGATTTTCAATTGAATTAGCTGTCGATGATTATGAAATGCAAAAAGATGGAACGATGAAGGTCAAGAATGGCCAGCTTGTAGGCGTTGCGCTTGTGACCGAACCTGCCGTGCGATCTGCACGCGTTTCGGAAGTGGCAGCATCAGAAGATTCTGAAACTCATGAAGTTACAGATACAACAAACCCAAATGAAGGAGACAAAGTGGACAACACTACCGAACAAGCCGCTCCTGCCGTTGAACCGGTAGAAGCTCCAACAGTCGAACCTGTACAGGCATCACGACCTGCGTACTACACAGCACCACGATCACCAATTGTAAATAAGGTTTCATACCTTGAGCATTACCTCAAGGCAACAATTCTGCACGATGAGGATTCACGCCAATACATCAAGGCAGCAGATAACACAACAAGCACAGCACCCGGAATGGTGCCAACACCACAAAGCACACAGGTAATCAACGCATTGGCAAACGCTGATCGCGGAATGATTGATGCGCTAAGTCGTGAAACACTTATTGGCGAAGGTATGACATTTGAGATTCCAAAGGTCACAGCCGTTCCAACCGTGGCAAATGTTGCAGAAAATGCAGCTGTCACAGAATCATCATTATCAGCAACCTTTTTGAGCGTTCCTGTTCAGTCATTTAAAGGCCGTGCCATCAGTACGGTAGAATTGATTGATAGATCAAGGCCTGAGTACCTCACCGCGCTCCTAGCTAATCTCGAATTTGCGTATGCAAAAGTAACTGATGAATTTGCCGTTGGCACAATTGCTGGAGCAGGTCAGCAAACAGGTGTTAATGCAAATTCAGCAACCGGATTCCTTGCTTACACATCTCAAGCTGCCGGTGCTGTTTATAGTTCATCACTCGGATTTGCTCGCAACATCGTTGTGTCTCCCGGACAATGGACAAACATCATGGGTTACAACGACAATGGCGCACCTCTATACAATGCGGCACAACCTTCTAATGCAGCCGGAAATGTGAGAGGCGATTCATTGCGCGGTGTAGTTTCACCGGGCCTTAACCTCTTTGTTTCACGCTCAATTGGTAACGCTGGTCCAACAACATCAACCGGAGATTTCTCAATGGTTGTTGTAAATCCTGATGCATGGACATGGTATGAGTCACCACGCTTTACATTGCGAACAGCAATTCAAAGCGATGGAACTATTGACATTTTGTATTACGGTTATGCC